CGCGGGTTCTGTGATGATGGCATGCTTAAATACAAGTGTGAAGGTCGCCGTTTTAGTGGGGACATGAACACCGCTTTAGGTAACTGCCTTATCATGTGTGCAATGATCCATTCCTACGCTGAGGAGAAAGGGTTAAAAATTGATCTGGCCAACAATGGTGACGATTGTGTAGTGTTCATGGAGGCTGAGGATGAACAACACTTCGCTGCCGGCCTGGATGGTTGGTTTAAGGCCCTTGGGTTTGTCATGACAGTAGAACCAACTGTCACCGAGTACGAAAAGATCGAGTTCTGTCAGGCACATCCTGTCCGCACTGGCAACGGTGTGGTCATGTGCCGCAATTTTGACAAGGCTCGTGAGAAGGACACAATGATTCTCAACGACGTTTCTTCGGAAATATCGTATCGTAAGTGGCTCAAGGCGGTTGGGGAGTGCGGATTAGCAATTGCAAGCGGAGTACCTGTGTTTCAGGAGATGTACTCGTGTTACGATCGATTCGGTGTGAAAGGTAAGGTTCACGAATCGGTACAGTTTCAGAGTGGGTTTCTCTTCATGGGGAAAGGGTTGCACCCCCGGGTCACACCCGTCACGGAGGAAGCTCGTTATAGCTTTTTCCTGGCGTTCGGGGTTAGTCCAGATGAGCAGCGTGAGTTGGAAGATTACTACGCTGGATTAGACTTATCGGGATTCGAAGTTGAGGACGCAATGCTGCTGGAGGAGATCATGACATCCCCCTTTTAAAGTTATGAAAATTTTGTGGTGAAATTTTAACAACGATGAGCTTAGTACTGTTTAACGACACGAAAGCCCAACCGAAAGGTGGGCGGAAGAAAGCGATCAAGGACTTGATCGTTGATGAAGCGATTGGTGCAGCTCTGCGGCATGGCCCGTCCCTTGCGAAGGGGGCGTACCAGCAGCTAGCTGCTTTAGTCACCGGGCTTGTCAGTGGTAGCAAGTCTGGTAAAAATGGCGAACGAATGCTGGTTAAGGACGTTGCTCCACTGGCACAGTCCATTCGTTCCGCTGGAAACCGGCCGAAATTTACACAGTCGTCCGGCGGCATTTGTGTAACCAACACTGAGTTGGTGCCTAATTTTGCAAATGGCACCAATGATATCAATTTGATGATTACCTCTACAACGTTCCCTTGGTTGTCTCCCCTGACGACCAACTTTGAGGAATGGCGGGTTAAGGTGCAGTTTGGGTGGATCCCCACTTGCCCAGCAACCACCGCCGGTACTGTTTTCCTGGCTTGGGAGTATGACCCCGATGACACGGATACCTATATCGATGAGGATTATTTTCAAACACTGGATCACAGCGTTGGAGCGGCGTGGGCGCCCGGGGCGATTTCGCCTCGGCAATCGGGTTGGCTGAAGACTGATGTCAACGGCAATGACGCTCGGTTGTATAGTCCTGGTCGGCTACACTTTGCCAATTCAGCGGCAGCCTCTGGTTATTTCATGGTGCGATACACCGTGGAGTTGCGTAAACCGCAACCAAACACCGCGAGTTCGAGCGTCTTTGGTGGTCTTGCGACCACAACAGGCGCCACATCCGATGTACTGGGTAGTACTGGACTTGTTAATGGTGACCTTCGTGTCATCTCCTTCATTGGTAATA